TGTTTATCCCATTCTTGGGTGGTGAGCCAGTATACCCAATTCCTGCGGGATATTTCCCTGCAGGTCAAATGCCAACAACAACAGCAGGAGCAGGTGTAGAAACAGCTAGACCTTCAGATGACGATGGTGATACACCACCCCCACCACAATCAGAGTTCCAGAAAGCAGGTGGGTGGGGTATGGATACATCTGCCACTGATGGTAAAGCACTAGACACGTGGATAAAAGAAGCAGAAAAAGTAAGTACATTTGGTAACGTAGCTGCAGGTGTCGGTGCTGCACTTAACCCATTATTAGGTGGCATGATTGCTCTTGCTAACAAGCAACAAAAGAAACAAATTGTAGAAATGCTTGATGAAAAGATTGCGCAAGCACGTAAGACACCTATTCAAGGACAAGTAGCTGCACTACAAGAAATAAAAGATCGTTTGACAAACCCAGAACGTAAAGGTATACTTGCTAAAGTAATTGATGAAATTACAGGAACAGTTACTGACGCACTTGGTCTATCTGAAGAAGAAAAGAAAAAAGCTAACGTAGGTGCAAAAGTAAATGCAACACAAGACCCTAATGAATCTGATGATACTACCAATAAGAAAAGTGACATTGTAACAAATAACGCAGATAAAGTACAAAATCCAGATGCTCTTGCAGAAGCCTTGGCAACTGCAGATGAAGCAAAAATTGCAGGGTCCACATTAAAAGAAGACGGTACGTATGATATTAGTTCTTGGTTTACAGACACAACAGATGTAACAGATTTAGAAGCTTTGTCTGAAGCAACTACAGAAGGGTATGATCGTGTACCTCAAGCACCTACTGTGCCTACGGCTCCTACCACACCTACTGCACCTGGTACTACTGATTTTAGTGATGCTGAACGATTTATACGAGACACTGCAGGTTTAGGAAAAACAGCAAACGAACAAATGGAATTAATTAATATTGCTGATCCCAATGTAACTGCTACAATAGATGATGAAACTTTAAGTGCACTAACGCCTCCTACTATTACTCCTGAAAAAGATACTACACCTGCATATTATTCTGATGCAGCAAGTCAAGTTCGCCAAACAATAGAAGGTATGCGAAATATAGCTGATATAGAAACAGCACTTTCTACTGTTACAAATAAAATTGAAGAAGTTCAAACACAAGCACAACCTACTATAGACCCAACTAAACGAGGTAGCCGTAAGCAACGTAGGGATCAAATAACAACTACAACTACATCTCCGACAACTACACCTACACCTACCCCAAGTGGTGGTGGCGACGACGATGGCCCAAGCTTTGCAAGTGTAGGTGATACCGCAAAGGCAGCAAAAGAAGCATCTAAAGATGTTAAAACAACAGTACAAAAAGATGCAAGTGGTAACGTTACAGGAGTAACTACAACAGGTGGTACTGCTGAACAACAAAAAACAATGGAAGATTACGTCACATCTGCAGCAGCAGGTGCAAAGGGTGGACTATTTACAAGACGTAAAAATAAAAAGAAATAGTTCACATTAGACTAGCTACCCATCCCCCTACCAACAGGCTACGGTGGCCCTAGTAAAAAGGACAGATAATGTCAGAAGCAATCATGGCTGAAGAAATGCAGCCTCAAAAGAAAGTGGCATTCGCCAATCGTAAATACACAAACGAAGAACGAATCCAAAAAGAAGAAGAAGAACTTGAACAGCTAATAGCTGAACAAAAAGGTGAAGCAGTGGAACAAGAACCACAAGAAGCTGAACCTGCAAATGCTGAAGAACGTAGCTTTAAAAAACGTTATGGTGATCTACGCCGACATCAGCAAACAAAAGAAAAAGAATACGAAGATCGTATTAAGGCACTTGAGCAACAGCTTAACCAAGCAACAAAACAAGAAATCCGACTACCTAAGTCAGATGAAGACATTGAAGCTTGGGCAACTAAGTATCCAGATGTAGCAGCAATTGTTGAAACTATTGCAATTAAAAAGGCAAAAGAACAAGCTGCAGATTTGGAAGATCGTGTAAGAGCAGTAGACGAAATGCGTGAGACTGCAGCACGTGAAAAAGCTGAAGCAGAGTTAATGCGTTTGCACCCAGACTTTGACACTATTCGTGATAGTGATGACTTTCATGAATGGGCAGAGGAACAACCTAAATGGGTACAAGATGCATTGTATGAAAACGACAATGACGCACGTTCTGCTGCTCGTGCAATTGATCTGTACAAATCTGATCGTGGTATTAAGAAAACTAAATCCACATCAAAAGATGCTGCACGTTCTGTGGAAACACGGAATCAACGTAGCAAACCTCAGTCAGATACTTCGGGAATGGCTATCAAAGAGTCTGAGGTACAAAAGATGTCTCCACAAGAATACGAGAAACGATCTGATGAGATCATGGAATCTATTCGCACTGGAAACTTTATTTACGATTTATCTGGTTCAGCTAGGTAAAAAGTATTGACATTATAGTTATTTATGATATAACTATATGTATCATATGTTAGTGTGGCCCCAATAGGACACCCACACTGACGTATATTCCCCACGCAAACAACAGACCTTACGGACTTACCTAATACGTATGGCCCGTAGTTGTAGCACAAAGGCCAAGTGTTATATTCTACGCACCCATAAACGATTAGCCTCCTATATAGTACTCTGTGTGTTTAGCATCTGTTTATGCTTTAAGGAGAAATGTTATGGCATTTTCAACAGCATCAGGTTACGGCAATTTACCCAATGGTAATTTTAGTCCAGTAATCTATTCCAAACAGGTGCAACTTGCATTCCGCAAGGCATCTGTTGTTGAAGCAATCACAAACTCTGATTATTTCGGAGAGATTGCAAACATGGGTGATTCAGTTAAAATCATTAAAGAACCTGAGATCACCGTGAAACAATACGACCGTGGTACACAGATCACACCACAAGATTTGGATGATGAGGATTTCTCATTGACCATTGACAAAGCTAACTACTTTGCGTTCAAAGTGGACGACATTGAGGAAGCTCATAGTCACGTCAATTTCCAAAGCTTGGCATCTGATCGTGCGGCATATCGTTTGGCAGACCAAATGGACCAAGAAGTTCTTGGATACCTATCTGGTTTTGCACAAGCTGCGCTTCATGCAAATGCAAGCACAGTAAACACATCTGTAAACGGCACAAAGGCCGTAGCTACAGCTTCTGACGGTGCTAACCTAGTTGGTGCAGAACTATTGACATCTATGTCACTAGACGCATCTGACTTCACAAACACATCAGGTACTGCAGGTACAGCTAACCAATCTATTGGTATTGAGCCTCGTGCAGGTGGTGCTACTGCTGCGAAATCTGCAACTGCAGGTAACGCATTCCCGTTGCAAATTCTTGCACGTATGTCTCGTTTGATGGACCAACAGAATGTTGATACACAAGGTCGTTGGATCGTTGTGGACCCAGTATTCATGGAAGTCTTGAAAGACGAAGACTCACGTCTATTGAATGCCGACTTCGGTGGTTCAGGACTACAGAACGGGTTGTCAGTGTCAAACCTACACGGTTTCCGTGTTTACACTTCAAACAACCTACCTTCACTAGGTACAGGTTCATCAACTGTTGGTGGCTCAAACGCTTCTAACTTTGGTGTTATCGTAGCAGGTCATGATTCAGCCGTTGCAACTGCAGAGCAGATCAACAAAACTGAAACATATCGTGACCCTGACTCATTTGCAGATATTGTTCGTGGTATGCACCTATACGGTCGCAAGATTCTTCGTCCTGAAGCAATCGTTACTGCAGCATATAACTTGGCGTAAGGAGACTGAACAATGGTAGCTTATACAGCAGCAGACCTTCCTGCACAAGGCAATTCACAACGTGGTCGTGGAGTGTACGTAGTAGAACGTGAGCTAGATATTGCGGCTCAAATTTCTACAAACGGTGCTGACTACGCAGCAAACGATACCGAAACAATGATCAACATTCCAAAAGGAACAGTTGTTCTTTCAGCAGGTATTGAAATCCTAACAGCAGGTACTGCAACAGCAGCAACTGTTGATCTGGGTATTGCGTCAGTAGCAGATAAGTATGTTGATGGACTTGATATTACAGGTGCAGCAGGTACTTATGGTGCAACTCCTGCAGCAGAAGCGGCACAAGTTTTTGTAGCAACAGCAGATGATACACTTGATCTGAAGTTTGCAACAGAAGATGCTCTTACTGCAGGTAAACTACGTGTTTGGGCAGTGATGATGGACGTAACAGCAGTTGGCAATATGCATGCTGCAGAAGTCGTTCGTGACACACTTGCATAATTAAAACTACTCTGAGGGGCTGTTATTGAATGGCCCCTCTAAGCTTATCTAACGGAAGGACTCCAAAAAATGGCTATCACAACAGCAATGTGTACGAGCTTTAAATCAGAACTTTTGGGTGGTACTCATGATTTGGATACCCATAATATTTATTTGGCCCTGATTAAAGCCTCTCCTACAGGCACATATGACGCAACTACTACTAACTACTCTGATGTAACAGGTAACTCTGACGAAGCTACAGGTACAGGTTATTCAGCAGGTGGACAATTACTAGACAACGTTACTATATCAGTAGATGGCACAACAGCTATCGTTGATATTGACGATGAGGTATTTACCTCTTCAACTATTTCTGCAGACGGTTGTATTCTTTACAACGCATCTGCTTCAAACAGAGCAATCGCAGTGATTGATTTTGGTGGAACACAAACATCTACAAACGGTGACTATACAATTCAGTTCCCAACTGCAGACGCATCAAACGCTATCATTCGTATCGCTTAATAGGAGCATAGACTATGGCTCTCGTAATTAAAGACAGAGTAAAACAAACAACTACCACTACAGGTACAGGTACGCTTACCCTGAATGGTACAGTAGATGGCTTCCAGACTTTTGCTGCTGCTTTGTCTGACGGTGATACTACTTACTATAGTATCTTTGAGCCTAGCACTAATAACTGGGAAGTCGGGCTAGGAACGTGGACAGA